CAGAAATTAAACTTGAAAGTAATATAGTCCTTGATAGACGTAGCCAGTATCCAGAATTAATAGTTCCTGATGATACATTAATTATCACAGCCGGAATAGATGTTCAGAGGGATCGTTTCTATTATGTGATTCGTGCCTGGGGCGCTTATATGACAAGCTGGAATATAGCTTACGGAGAATGCGAAAACTGGTTTGATCTTTGTGAGAAGATAATGGGCCGTCAATATTTGAGTAATGATGGAAAGCCGTATATTGTAAATCTTTGCGTTATAGATTCAGGCGATCAAACAGATGATGTGTATGATTTGTGCGCGGAGAATTCTGACTGGCTGGCTCCTTACAAGGGAAGTTCCAGGCCTATATTATCAAAATATCAGGTAAGCAGTATTGATAAGATCAATAGCAAAGCTTACGGGATGCGGTTGTATGTTGTTGATAGCGGTCAATATAAAGATATGATAGCTGGAAGGTTAAAAAGAACTAATGGGCGTGGAGCCTGGATGGTACATAAGGATTGCAATCTTGATTATGCGGAACAGATTACAGCGGAAGAAAAAGTAAAAGAAAGACGCGGAAGTCAGGATATTTATTCCTGGAAACCAAAAACAACTAATGCTGATAACCATTATCTTGACTGTGAAGTAATGGCAGCTTTTGGAGCTGATCTTTTGCATGTTAGATACTTGCAGCCTGAACAGGAAAAAAAGCCTAAACAACAGATAAAAAATAAAGATACTTTCCTGAGAAACAGTGCTAGTTGGTTAAAAAATAAAGAAAGCTGGTTAAAAAGATGATGATACAAGAGCAGCTTACACAAATAAATATGGCTATAACAAAGATAGAAGCTGGTGCGCAGGAATATAGAATAGGTAATAGAAGTATAAAACGTGCTGATTTAGGTTTGTTATATAGCGAACGGAAATATTTGGAACAGCAATTAAGTAATAATCAGGGTTATAATACTACGGTTGCAAGGTTTGTAGGTAGATAATGGATAGAAATATAAAATTAAACTTGCTCGACAGGACTATTGGGTATATTAGTCCATCTTGGGGCTATGCCAGAGCTGCCTGGAGAAATTCTTTTGTGAGGAATTTTTATGATTCTGGTAGTAATGGAAGGATTACTTCAGGTTGGAACGCGATCAATGCTCCTGCTGAACAAACTAACCAAATGAGCCGTGATAAAATCCGGGCAAGGGCAAGGGATTTAGAGCGTAATTCTGATATTGGGGAAAGTATAATAGGTGCTTTCGTTAGAAATGTTATCGGGACAGGAATTATACTACAGTCAAAAATTCTTAATTCTAATGGTGATGAAGCGGATACGCTTAATGAGCAGATAGAAGAAGCTTTTGAAGATTGGTGCAGGGCTAAAAATTGCGATATAGCTGGAGAGCTTTCATTTCATCAGATGCAGGCAATGGCAATGAGAAGAATGATAGTTGATGGCGGAATATTATTTATTAAGTCGATTATAGATGGGAAGTTTGTCTTGCAGGTAAGAGAAGTTGACGATATAGACACATCTTATTATTTAGTTGGTTCTGGGAAAAAAATAATTAACGGAATAGAGCTTAATGAATATAACGGGCCTGTTAAATATCATCTTAAAAAAACTTCTCCTGATGGATTATTTTCGGGTGAAAGGCAAGAAATATCTGCTGATAGAGTAATATTTTTGCATGATAAAATTAGGCCGTCGCAGATAAGAGAGATCTCAAGACTTGCACGCACGGCTGGGCGTGTTAAAGACGTAAATGAATTTGTCGAAGCCGTATCTATAAAAGAAAGAATACTGGCCTGTTTGTCTATTTTTATAAAGAAAATGCTTCCGGGGGGCGGAATTGGGAAATTTAATAATACTATTGATACTGAGACAGAGCTACCTGAACAGATTATTGCTCCAGGTATGATTAACCATTTGCAGCCAGGCGATGATGTGCAGATTGTTAATCCTGCTGGGCAAGCCAGTAATGCAAAAGAATTTATTGCAATACAACAGAGATTGGCTGCGAGTGGACAGGGTTTATCGTATGAAGTAGCGTCAAGGGACATGTCGAAGAGTAATTATTCCAGTGCCAGACAGGGATTACTTGAGGATCAAAAAACATATAAGCCTGAGCAGAAATATATAATTGAAACTTTCTGTATGGAAGTATATACATCATGGCTTATTTGGGCTGTCTTGGCAGGAGAAATTAATATTCCTGATTTTTGGCAAAATAAGAAAAAATATATGCGACATAAATGGTATCCGCCTGGTTGGTCATGGATTGACCCACTTAAGGAAGTTAAAGCGAATCAAATAGCTCTTGGTTCCGGGCAAACCACTCATGCTGAAATATGCGCTGGAAATGGGCTTGACTGGAAAGATGTATTTAGGCAATTGGCAAAAGAACAGAAACTTGCTAAAAAAATAGGATTAAAATTAGGAGAATATAACAATGCCAATGAATCAGAAGAGAATGAATCGAAAGAATCAGAGGAATCAACCTCAGGCGGGGATAACTCAAACTAGAACTTTTGATATGGCGGTCAGGGAAGTTAAGGAAGATGAAAGAAGAGTAAAGGTTTCATTTTCCTCTGAGCAGGCATATTCAAGGTGGTTTGGTACTGAAATATTACAGCATGATAAAGAAAGTGTTAATTTAGAACGACTGATATCGATAGGTGTTGGATTGTATAACCATAACACAGATATTAGATACGTGGTTGCGAAGCTTGAGAACATAAAACTTGATGAAGAATTAAAGAAAACTTATGCAGATTTAGTTTTTGATGACGACGACGATTCTGAAAAGGTATTTAGGAAGGTGCAAAAAGGTTTTCTAAAGGGTGTATCAGTAGGTTATATTGTTGATGTTTGGGAAGATGTAGCAGCTGGTAAAAAATCAAGCAATGGAAGATTCAAAGGTCCTGCTTGTATTGCCACTAGGTGGACACCTTATGAGGTTTCAATAGTCGCAGTTCCTGCGGATGATTCCGTTGGGGTTAATCGTAAATTAGATAATACAGATGATACAAGTATTTCAAATTATGAAAGGGAAAAACAGATGGAATTACAAGCACTTTGCACAAAATTTGGTATTGATTATCAGGCTTGCATAGATAAGGGCATGACTGAAGATCAAATCAGATCTCTTGTTTTGGTTAAACAAGTTGAAGTTAAACAAGAGCCAGTTAAAACTATCGACATTGAAGCTGAAAAAAAAGCAGCTGCATTAGTTGAAAGACAAAGAACAGTTGAAATAACCGCTCTTTGTAGAGAATTTAAAATTGATGACAAGAAAAGAGATGAATTTTTGAGTTCTGAAAAATCTCTTGAGCAGGTCAAATTAAATGTTTTTGAACAACTTAAAGAAAAAATGCAACCTGTTTCTGGAGGTTCTATAGAACCAAAAGTAACAGCTGATGAAGCTGATAAAGTAAGAAATGCTGCTTCAGATGCTATTTTATTGAGAGCAGGTATTCAAATTTCAAAGCCAGCAGATGGGTCTAATGATTTCAGAAGTATGAGCCTTGAAAGATTAGCTCTTGATTGCCTGAGTAGATCCGGGGAAGAAAATCTTCTTAGACTTTCCAAGGAAGATGTTTTTAAAAAAGCTTTATCGCCTGACAGTCAGTTTACTTCTATAATTTCAGATTCAGCAAATAAAACAGTTGCAATGGCATACAATGCAGCAGCTACAACATTTGAAATGTGGACAGGTAGAGGGAGTAACCCTGATTTTAAAATAGCTACACGCTATAGATTATCAGAAGCTGGAGAACTTGAAGAGATCAAACAATCTGGTGAATTTAAATTTGATGAATTAAATGATGCAAGCGCAACCACCAAAGTATTAACGTACGGTAAAATGTTTGGATTTACACGTCAAGCTATGATTAATGATGATCTTGGAATATTATTGAGAGCTATTCAGGCTTATGTAATGGCAGGAAAAAGAGGCATTAATGCTTTAGTATATGCCATTGTTGGAGGTAATCCTAGAGTATATGATAATCAATACTTATTCCACTCTTTAAGAGGTAATTTAGCTGAAACAGGAAGTGTTTTATCGGTTGCAAGCCTTGGAACTGCAAGAGCTGCTATGCGGAAGCAAAAAAATCTAAGAAATAAAGAATATTTGAATATTCAACCAGCTTTCTTGATTGTTCCGCCTGACTTAGAAGTTCCAGCTTATCAATTATTGAATTCAATAAGTGATCCTGCAGGCAATAATTCAAACGTAAAAAACCCATTCGCAGGCAGTATGCAACCTGTTGTTGAACCTGAATTAGATCAATATGATGCTAATGCTTGGTATTTAGCTGCTAATCCAAGCATGATAGACACAATTGAAGTAACATACTTGAATGGTATTGATTCACCTATAGTTGAGCAGCAAGAAAGCTTTGATAGGCTTGGTGTTAACTATAGAATATATCAAGATGTTGGTGTCACCTGTGTTGACGCTAAAGGATTATATAAAAACGAAGGTGCAGATCCAGCAGAAACAGAATAAATGAAACATATATAGCAATAATACCCCTCTAAAAAGGGGTATTAAGTTTTAGTTTTTAATTAAAAAGGAGATAAATTAATGGTACAAGCAGTTTCATTCATTCAAGAAGGAAGATTTCTTGAATACACAAACGCTAGCGGTTCAACTATTGAATATAGTCAGATAGTTACTATATCTGGCATAACAGATAAGATATTTGTTGCAGCTGCCAAGATTCTTGATGGTGAAAAAGGAACACTGGATAGTGAAGGTTGTTATGAAATCCCAGCAGTGAATAATGCCTCTTTTTCTTTTGGGGATAAATTATACTATGACTCTTCAGCTGGTAAGTTAACTAAAATATCAACAGAAAATACTTATGCCGGTTATTGTATTGAAGCAAAAGTCACATCAGACACAACGGCAAAAGTTAAATTAGGCGTGCAGCAGTTAGAGGGTGATTCGGCTGCTATTGCTTTAATTGGTGATCTTGATGTTTTAGAAACAACTGCTAAAACTGACGCTGTTGCAGCAATAAATGAAGTAAAGGGGTTTGTTGATGAAGCTTATGTATTAACTACAGGTGGTATTCCTGCAACTGACTTGGATTCAGAAACACAGGCGATCCTTAATGAAGTACC